ATGCGGTTCCTCCCTTCCACGCCGCAAGAGCTGCAAGCTCCCCCGCGCGACCTCCCACGCGCGGGGTTTATTTGCAGCGTAAATGGTGTATTATGTGGATAACGTGTTAAAAGGAGTTCAAGATGCCGAAGAAGGGACTGTATGCCAACATACACGCTAAGCGTAAACGTATTGCGGAGGGATCTGGCGAAAAGATGCGCAAGGCAGGGGCCAAGGGCGCTCCGAGCGCAAAAGCGTTTAAGGCGGCGGCTAAGACTGCGAAAAAACCGAAGAAGAAGGCGAAGAAGTGATGTCAGCTACAACGACCACCAATCTACCGTGCAAGGGCTGCCCGACACCGGCAGCGTGTAAAAAGGCCGGCGTTTGCCTTGGTAAACTTAAAAAGGCGATCTAATGGGCTTGCTTGATGACCTGCAGATGGGCTTTGGCCTGAAGGAGCGCGACGACGACTACTACGAGCGCACGGCGGCTACAATCGGCCGTGATCGGGGTGCGGGTGCTGAGGAGCGTTATCGCGGGTCTAACGTGTTCCAAGAGAAACCTGCGTTCGGCGGGCCTCTGGCGTTCTTTGGCCGCGGTGGCGAGGGTGGCGGCATTACGGGCCCACGTGACTTCGTCGACGGCGGCGGACTCGGACGAAGCGGCGACGCGTTCGTCGGTGGCCCAGTCAGCATTCTGGCGAACCTACTTGGCATACGCCCTATGGGATACAGTGACCGTGACCGCGTTGGACAACGTGCCGGAATGGGCGCATTTGATAGTGGAATCCTGCGTCCAACGCAGAGCGTCACTGGAGGATTGACGGGTGCCTACAATCTAGGCGGAAGCGGTCAGGAAGGAACACGTTTTGATGTTCGTACAGAGGCTGAGCCTATCGACTACAGCGACGTAATCCCAGTGCAAGACCCCGCGACGATCGCGGCAACTGAGGCGCTAGCAAACTTATCAGACATGACGGCGCCGAGCTACGTTCCGGCGTTGCCCGCTGCGCCCGCTAGCCCCGCGGAAATCGACATCAACTTTTTAGAGAATACGCGTGTACCGCGTGCGATCGACTTAGAACGCCCGCTGCCGTTACTTCCAGAGGATCCAACGTATTACAGCGACATTGATGTTGACGTTCCGGCGATCCCTACGCCAGACGTCATCCAGTTGCCCAATGGGCTATACGTTAATCGTCGCACTGGTAAGGTGTTCCGCTAATGCCCGCCAAGAAGGATAGCCGCCTCGAACGTGCTGGCGTATCCGGCTACAACAAGCCGAAACGCACGCCCAAGCACCCGACGAAATCGCACGTCGTGGTTGCGAAGGATGGCGATCAGGTAAAGACGATCCGCTTTGGCCAGCAGGGTGTCAGCGGTGACAGGAAATCTACGGCGCGCAGCAAGTCGTTTAAGGCGCGTCATGCGAAAAACATTGCCAAGGGCAAGATGTCCGCGGCGTACTGGGCAAACAAGGTGAAGTGGTGATATGGCAAGTGCAAAAGACCTCTTAAAATTTATCATGTCTGGCGCTAATTACTTTGACAAGCCACGCGTTGGCGGGGGTCGTGCCAAAGACCCTGCGCTTTACTCGCCATTTTCTATGACGAAACACCGCAATGCGCCTTACAACTATGAAGTTGAGGGTAGTTTACTTGGAAACTTAGACCGACCAACGGTTGTAACGCCTTCGCAGATACAAGGTAAAACCCTTTACTTTGCAACCGGAGACCGTACGTCAAACGATCGGCTGATTAAACGTATCAACGATTATCTCCTACCAGACCCAAAGCAGACATACGGTGGCCCTGAATACATGGATCAGCGCAACCGCGGTTCGTGGGCATCTGAGCCGACAGCTATGCGCGCTAAACAGAAGGCGCTAAATGACGCTGGCTTGTTAGGTGAAGACGCATTGCTAGCGTATATGCCTATGGGGGAGCGTTCTGGCGACTTCTCAAAGCACATGTCTGAAGTCTATGGTGAGATGATCAAGGCAAGCCCGATGGGCGGGAATAGCTTTGGTATGATTGATGATGCAATTTCTGCGCGCTTCCCAAAGTTAAAAAATGTGCCGAGCTACAAGGATCGTGAGAAATTTGCGGATTGGCTTTCTAACTTAAAGGGTGGGCAACGTGCGAGCTTGATTAAGTTTTTCGACAGCTCTCAAATGCAAGACCTTGGCCTCCCAGATGTTGGCGCAGCTCGATTTGCTGTCACAAATCCTGACCTCGTAAACTCTGAGGCGTTGAGTGTTGGTTATCGCATGAGCACGCCAGATTTATTGTCAGAGATGGTTAAAAGTAAGGATCACCCATCTTATGGCGCGTATATGCCTAGAAAAGAAGGCACTGGGAGCTTAACATTAAGCTCTGAGCTTCCATTTATCATCGGAGCGCGTGACACAGCACTGCCAAAGGCAGCCGCAGGTAAACTGCAGCCGCTACCAAAGGATATCAAGTCATACATGGGCAACCCGCGTTTACGTCAGTTAGTCGACCAGCAATTTGTAGACGAAGCTGGCATGTATGAAGATTTATTACGCTCTCAAGGCCCAGAAGCTGCAGCGCAGTACACTCGAAGCCTGTTAGACGCGTATATTAGCAGGAACTAGTCAATGAGATCACTGATTTGCTCCATAATGTCATCAATAGCTTCTTGGATATCGTCGGGTATGTCTTCATCTTTACCCCACGCGAGATACGCTAACGCGACTAGCTCATTGCGGATTGGCTCAAGTTCATCTTCCATCTTATACCTCCTAAATTTACATCAGGATGTTAACACTTGTTTAAAAGGATTGCAATATGGCTGACATCCGTAAAAAGTTTTCCATAGTATTCGATGACATCGACCCATATGCGCGCAAGCTAATTTACAAGACGGACGACCAAGGGCGCACGTATCGCGACTTTGGCGACTACTTGTACACCGAAGATCAGCTCGCTGGCTTTATGGATTACATGAATGTTAACCCGAATCTATTAGATGCGCGCCGCACTAGCGTTCGAAGTGCTATGGATGAAGGGCGCGACCCAATGGAAGCTGTAGCGATGACGCGACTGAAAGAGATGACGCCGATCGCGAATTTGCCTTACGTTGTAGATGACGTGTATGGGCGTATGAGATCAGTGCGTGACGCTTACCAAGAAGACCGAAACCTTGATATGCTTGGCCACATTGCAATGCTTGGCTTAGACGTCGCGCCGGCGGTTTACGGTGGCTATAAGGGGTTGAAATATGCGACACGTCCTGCGCGAGAAGCATATCGTCGTGACCGCATGGACGTTGCAATGCCCTCAGTAAGTTCCCGACGCCAGCCTGTTATGACACGAAACCGCGGCTTCAACAGCCCAATGCCTTTGACCGCTGGCTTATTAGCAGACGTTGAAGGCTATTTAAAACGATAGGAGCCGTTATGGACTACGAAATCAACGAACTTGCGGCGCAAATCGAAGCCGAGCTAAACCCAGACCAGATGGACGACGCCGAGCTGCAGGGCATTGTCGGCAAGGAGATCGAGGACGCGATCGACTACATCGACAACTGGATCTCGCCTGTCCGCGCGACTGCAACGCAATACTACCGCGGCGATCCGTTTGGGAATGAGGAAGAGGGGCGCAGCCAAGTTGTGAGCATGGACGTGCGCGACACCGTGCAGGCGATCATGCCGTCGCTGATGCGCATTTTCCACAGCACCGAGCGTACCGTTGAATACGTGCCGCAAGGCCCAGAGGATGTCGCAGCCGCGAAGCAGGCGTCCGAGTACGCCAACTACATCATCAATCGTGACAACAATGGCTTTCTGCACATGCACGCGGCGTTCAAGGACGCGCTGATTCGCAAGGCTGGGGTTTTAAAGTGCTACTGGGACGACCAGACGAAGTTTGAGACGCATGACTTATCCGGCTTGGATGATAACGCGTTGTCTGCGTTGATGTCTGACCCTGACGCGCAAATTGACATCGTCGCATCGGAAATGGTTGGCGAGCCACAGATTGATCCGATGACTGGCCAAATCATTCCGCCGCCATCTGTTCATGCTGTTCGCGTGACCTACGTGCACCCTGATGGGCGCGTTAAGCTAGAGGCCGTGCCGCCGGAAGAGTTCCTGATTTCACGCGAGGCAAAGTCACTTGAGGACAGCGACTACGTTGCACACCGACGCGTCGTGACCGTGTCTGAGCTCGTGGCAATGGGCTACGACTACGACGAAGTGTCTTCCCTCGCGTCCGCGTATGACGAGATGGAGACGAACGTCGAGCGCTACACGCGCAACAAGGCGCTGACCAACGAAATGAACGAGCGCTACGATCCGGCGATGAAAAAGGTGCTCTACGTCGAAAACTACATCAAAGTGGACTTTGACGGCGACGGGATTGCGGAGCTGCGCAAAGTGTGCACCGCCGGTGACGGCAACACTATTCTGGCCAACGAGCCGTGTGCGATGGTTCCGTTTGCGGTATTCTGCCCAGACCCCGAGGCGCATGACTTCTTTGGCATGTCTATCGCGGACACCGTCATGGACATCCAGCGCATCAAGTCGTCAATCATGCGTAATACGCTCGACAGCTTGGCAATGTCTATCCACCCACGCATGGCGGTGACCGAGGGCATGGTTAACCTTGAAGACGTTTTGTCGACCGAAACAGGCGCCATAATCCGCCAGCGTTCCGCCGGTCAGGTGCAGCCGCTGACGATGCCTTTCGTCGGCCAGCAGGCGTTTCCTGTCTTGCAGTACATGGACGAGATCAAAGAGGCCCGCACAGGCATCTCAAAGGCGTCTGCGGGCTTGGATGCGGGTGCGTTGCAGTCATCTACCGCGGCAGCCGTTCAGGCGACTGTGAGCGCCGCACAGCAGCACATTGAGCTGATTGCGCGTATCTTTGCGGAAACCGGAATGAAGCAGCTTTACAAGATTGTGCTGCACTTGATTACGACGCATCAGGATCGCGAGCGCATGGTGCGCCTGACAAATGAGTTTGTGCCGATCGATCCACGCACATGGAACGCGAACATGGACGTGACGATTAACGTCGGACTTGGCCGCGGCTCTGACAGCGAGCGCATGATGATGATGCGCCAAATCGGAGAGATGCAGAAAGAGGCCATCATGCAGATGGGCCCAGTGAACCCGCTGACAGACATGACTAAGTTGGCCAACACGCTGAAGGCAATGACCGAGCTTGCAGGGTTCAAGGACGCGTCGCAGTTCTGGTCAGATCCGGCGCAGTTCCAAGCTCCTCCGAAAGAGGATAAGCCAGACATCAACGAGCAGTTGATCGCGGTGCAGATCCAGCAGATCCAAGCGGACATCCAGAAGAAGGCGGCGGAGCTACAGCTTGGACGCGAAAAAATGGTCATGGAAGACGACCGTAAGCGTGACGAGCTCGATGCGGAACTGTTCGTGAAGGCGGAAGAAATGAAGGCCAAGTATGGCACGCAGCTTAACGTGGAGCAGATCCGGTCTGAGCTGGCGATCAATCGGGAGGTGATGAAGGCACAGGCCGACGTCATTAAGAGTGGAGTAGATGGTGAAGAGTAAGCAGCAAATGATAGACGACGGGCACGAGGCTGCCCGTCTTCTTCGTGACACCGACCTCATGCGTTTTCTGGATGAGGTGGAGCAGGATTGCTGGGAGGAGTTCAAGTCGACGAGCACCGGCGATAGAGACGTCCGAGAGGGCGTCTACATGAAACTGCGCGGCGTTCAGGCTGTACGCCAGAAGCTGCGTGCAATGGAAGATAATGCGACTATTGAAAAAACAAAAAAATAGCGCATAATATGGAGCAATAGCAATGTCAGAAGCCAACAACCCGTTAGGGACTGATCTGAACACCGCACAGAATGCCATCAGAGACATGATCGCGCCCCGAGAGGATAACGTGACGGACACTGAGGCGCTTGAGGCAGAAGCCGTTGAGGTGGAAGCCGAAATGCCAGAGGACGCTGAAGAGTACTCTCAAGAGTACGATGCAGAGCCCGAAGGCGATCACGAGTACGAAGACGAAGCCGAAGAGCAAGGCGACGCATCCTTCGACATACTGTCGGCCACGGTCGAGGTAGATGGAGAAGAGATTACCGTCGAGGAGCTAAGACGCGGAAATCTACGTCATCGGGATTACACACGCAAAACTCAAGAGCTGGCAGAGGCACGTCGTGAGATGGCCGCACAGTACGAAGAGATCGAGCGTGAACGTGCTCAATATGCTCAGATGTTGCCTGCCTTGCAGGAGCGTTTGCAGCAACCGGTTGAACAGGAGCCCGACTGGGATACTCTGTACGATACAGACCCCACGATGGCAGC